GCATCTTTATCACAGTCACAAGTATGGATTATTTCATAAGGCACTCCAATTTGCCGCAGTGCTTTTTCTTGAGCTCCAATACCAGAAAAGAGCTCTATCATCGTGATTTTTTCTGTCATTCTGTAATCTCCTTTATATTACATTAATTTTGTATTGTTAGTATATCATAATTGTTTAAATTTGTCAAGCATAAAAATTACCCGTAGGATTACTCCCACGGGCTTTTGTGATGAAGTTTTAATAGACAATCTTCACAAAGAAAATCGTGGTCAAAATCTTCGTATATTTCATCCAGATATAATTCGTAACCACAGACCTCACAGTGGTATTCTTTTGGTTGATTCCAAGACGGATAACCTGTTTCTAGGGCACAAGTTATCTCTGGATGTTGTAGGTCATGCATTGGTATTCTCCAGCGCACGAACTCTACGCTTTAGTTTATTAATTAGTCGCATATTACCAACGGGGTCACGATTCTGTAGGATGTTGATACGTACCTTTAGTGCATTGATGTTGTTCATATTATTGTCCTCCAATTAAAATTTAATATGGAGCTGGTAGGGAATTCCGAGATCCCGACCTACGCATTACAAGTGCGTCGCTCTGCCGCTGAGCTATACCAGCATATATTGGCACTATCGTAGCTCCCACGATTATATTAATTTTGTATTGTCAATATTATATCTTAGTAATAGTCCAACCTTTAATAGTATGATGTCCAGGATATTTATCACTTAAAACCATCCATGCGTTTCGAAGATTAAGATTTAAAGTTCTGCACGCTTCTTTTAAAGATGGAAAATCTATTATTTCGTTAGTTTTTTTCTTTATAAATCGTACCGGCTCTGACGCATTTTCTTTAAACACATCACGAGCCTTTCTGAGTGTTTCTGGATGCCGTCGACTTACATCTTGATTAGATTCAGTATGCGTAATGAATTTACAAGTATCTTTACTATAATGTTTATTTCCTTGAATTATTGTGTCTTTATCAAGCATCATCATTTGACCAGCGGCATTAACCCATTGCTCATACCCGTCTAATTCTTTGATGTCATTGACAAAATTACTTAGAATTCTCCATTCATCCGAAACGGTTGTTCCTGTATATGTGGGATATTTATTCCAAAACTTTTGAGTAGTCCGATTAATCATCGATTTCCATAAATAATATATCCTCATATTTAATTCAGATTTATTCATCCAACCTTTAGGCATATCATTAATTTTATGATAATTACTATTTAATGTTTTGTGTCTACACACTTTATTAGATTCTTTAATATCTGCAAGTCTTTTCTCAACTACCGTTCCACAAACTTTGCATGTTGCATAATATAATTTATGCCTGTCTTTCGCAATATTGCCACTTTCGTGTATGTCTGTATAAATTCCAATATCCTCTAATGTCTTTCCCATAGTTGTCACCTTTCCTGTATCAAAAAGTTTTTAAATTTTTATTACGTGTGAGTAATGGGATACAGCCATCACTCACTAAATATAACACTTGCGCAAATGTTATAACCGTAATTTGGTACCCTCGATGGGATTCGAACCCACACTGGAAGGATTTTAAGTCCTCTGTCTGCTTCCGATTGGACTACGAGGGCATATGGTTGCGGACGTTGGATTCGAACCACGTATTCTGGTTATGAGCCAGATGTCCTACCTTTAGACGACCTCCGCAATATCGGGTAGTTTTAGTTCTTACCCAGGAACCCAATCAGCCGATTGGAGTTTCCTCCGAGGTGGATTTAGCGAATGCAATCATAGGCATTATCCTCCTTTGGATTATTTAAAACTTGCTACTTCTCAGCCACTAGGACAGCCTTAGGGCTTTGACCACTCACCCAAACCTTTAACAGTGGATTTTGTAAAACTTTGTGGGCTCCGCATAAATCTAAATTATAGTTATAACTTCTTAGCCCTCTTTATACCTTTAACAAACGAACTTTGACCAAAAATAAACTTTGATCCTTGAGCCTTAAACTTTTAGCTTTAACCTTTAAGCTTTACAGTTCCAAACATATCATTCATAATACATGTCTAATAACTATTATGTATTACAATAATCTTTTTCTTCTGTAAAAGATCATTGGTTATAGCAAGCTTATCAGGCTTGTGCCTTAAAGGCGATTTTAAATCATTTTCTTTAACTTATTAATATCACTCTAAATGATTTGAAAAAGAAGAGATAAGTAGTCGTTTAAGGTTTTCGAGAAGCAGCAAGTTGGTTTACTTAATACTCGAACTCGATGACGGTTAGTGCGTTGGAGCAGCTAAGTGCGGCATCAACTTCAGCATTAAACTCGTTAATCTCAGAATCAAGAGCCTCGATAATCTTTGCGATATCCATAGGATCCACAAGATCATAGGTGTTGTTCTCGATGTAAGTCTTGCGCAGAGCCTTCATAGCTTCGCCGTCCACGGACATCTTAGAATCCTTAGGCTGGGCTGCAATCACAGCTAGCACATACTGCTCTGCCTTCTTCTCCAGAGCTTCGCCACCATTACGGTTCAGTTCATTCTGAGCTGTAACATATGCAGAGTTCATCTGACGCAGTAGCATACTCTTGAATTCCATGCCGTGATTCTTCATCTCTATTGCTTCAGCAATGGACATTTCCTTGCCGCCAATCGTAACCTTGGTAGTTGCGTTGGACAGCACGACAGCTCTCTTCATTGCATCACGACGGGCAATTAGGTCGGTCACCTTCTGATAGCCACTACGCATGTCGTCCTTGAAGTTCTGAACAGTCTTTCCGTTGATCTTCTCGGCTGAGTGCTTAACTGCTAAGACATAGTTTGTGCTACGGATAGCATTCTCAATGCGGTCATCGCAATTTTTGAGTTCTGCCAATGCCCGATGTACAGTCATCTTCTCGTGTGTCATTTTTTGTTCCTCCTAAAAATTAAACTTAAATTTATTATATATTATATTATTTGTTCATTGGATTCAGATGCGTATCTCCACTTAAACCCGCCAGCAGTTCCTCTGCCAGTTCTACAGCATCTACTAATAGTGGACGAAGAGATTCCAAGAGTTTCACCTGCTAATTGTATGGTGTCCCATATTTTAATAAATTTACCATCTAAACTGTATTGGTTGACTTGTTTAGCGTTTGGATTATTTTCACCTTTCATCGCATCACTTTGTTTTTTTCTTGTTTCTTCGGATGCATGCTTTCCAGTACGAACTTCTATTTGTTTTTGTCTATAATTCTCATTTTCCCACAACTGTTTTCGCAATTCACTCATCTTTAATTGAAAATCTGTATCAGCCCAAACTTCTCTGCTGCCTTCACTAATTTTCTTCTTACTTTCTTCTGTGTGATGTTTGCCATACATAGGGTGATTTTCACCAGCAAAAAGTCCTATACGAGATTCGCTCATTTTCTTTTTGCTTTCTTCTGAAAAAACTACTTCTGATCCTCCAGCTCTAAGATTATACCCAAACTCTAAGTTCATCGTGTTTAACTCTTGTATTAATATTTTTTCAAAATTATCTGCTTCTTCTTTTGTTAAATTTGAAGCAATGACCTCGTGCTCAAATCCATCCCAACCGTATTTCTGAATTGCATTTGTAAAATAAATATTGTCTTTATAACCTTTTCCGCTATTCCATCTATATTCTGGTTTTCGACAAGTTTGTCCTACATATTTCTTACCATTAATTTTATTTGTATGAATATACACACAATAATTACCATTATAAATTTCCATAATCACACCTCAATATGATTATTTTTAGCATTTGTTTGCTACATATTTATACCCTTTCATTAATTTTGTGTTGTTTGTTTTGAAGTGTTTGTATTATATCATATGTTTTGCGATTTGTCAAGTGGTATTTTTTGTGGTCCAAGTGGCGGGTCTCGAACCCACGGCCTCGTGATCCCAAATCACGCGCTCTCCCATCTGAGCTACACCTGGATATGGTGGAAAGGGGATATTATAGAGTGCCTCTCCCCGTTACCGCTCTGTGGCTGGGGCGGAAGGATTCAAACCTTCGTGTGTCAGAGTCAAAGTCTGATGTGTTAATCGCTTCACCACGCCCCAATATTTTGGTGTGAATTAATTTACACCAGGATGCTCTTTGAAATACTTCAAAAACTTCTGCTCGTCTTCCTTGTAAGAACAGAATAACTCTAGAACCTCGTCCTCGTCACTAAGTAGTGCACCCATAGCAATATACTGCGCTAACTTAGACTTTAGATTAAACTTATCTCCGTACTGAGATTCAAGCCAAACATCGCCTTTACAAGAGTCGACGGTAGATAGAAAAGCATTAACTTCTTCAATATTCTTTAGTCTCATGTAATTATTCCTTTCATTTAAATTTTTAATATGTGGGTGAGGATTTGCACCTCACATGAAAATATTGGTTTTACACATAAAGTCTTATAACTTACAGGCGATACCTCATTCCTGGTAGCTTTGATTAGGCGTGTAACCTTACATTTCCACGATACCCTTCGTGCGTCTACTATTACCATTACAATCTCCAATAGTGCTACCATCTTTGATCGTTCGGTTTTACCAACCCATTTGGAGTTGTCTATTCCGCCACCACATATTTAGCACGTTTTCTGACCATTCAAGTCGTAGACTTGGGAATAACGCAACCTCCACATTATTGGACCGTGCAAACGTTGGTAGAGCCTCCATAGCCACTCCCCAGTCGAGCAACTACTTCATCAGCCGGGACATTCCGTCCGATGGCAGGGGAGGAGAATCACGATATCCCATTGGTAGTTTTGGAGACTACAGTCCTTCCTTTGAACGACTCCCCTATATTTACAACACCTTTATTCAATCAACTTGCTGCAACAAGTAGTGTTGTGTGAGATTTTAGGTGTTTACATTTGAATGCCCAGGAAGGCTGGCGGAGTGCAGTGTGCACGATACACATACCTTTCGGTACCAGCCGCTTAGCAGGCGGTGCCATCACCTTGATGGTTTACACTCCATATTACACGGCTTCTTGTTGATGGGGGAAGCCGTAAGCCCTTATTGGCCGAAGAGGTGAGATTCGAACTCACGAGCCGGATCAGAGCCGACACACAGGCTTTCAAGGCCAGGGCGTTATGACCACTTCGCTACTCTTCGATGTCTTAATTACATTATACAATCTCTTACAATTCTTTGTTTTACTAACGGATCATACTTATCCATCTCATCCCAATAAACCGCATAAGCACCACCCGGCCACACAAGCTCTCCAGAATAGTCATAACACTTGCCGTTATACTGAAAAAAGAAATGTCCATAAATAGCGTCATAAATTATTTTGCCACTTGGAAACCTATCCTTAAGAATCACAGCAAAGTAATAACAATTGCCATCTAACCAATTGCAATCTTTCTTGAATCGTCGATTGATAAACTCTAGAACTTCGTCTTGCATAATATAACCTCTTAAATTTGGTGAAGCAGGATAGGATTCGAACCTACGAAGCGCACATACTACCTAGGATACCGTTATACGCACCAAGCTTACCGGTTGGCCCCTTTGTCCACTTGGATACTGCTTCATATTAACTCGCCGTTTTTGGTGGGAACGGCGAAACCCACTACTAAGCGGGTGGAGTGTTACCTCCATTGGATTCACTACAAACAATCATAGGCAATATCCTCCGTTTCGTAGATTAATGCTTTTCTTTCAGCTTACGCCTAGTCAACCTGTGGATAGCATCGAACCCTAGATTAAACTCCACAAAGGCACCGAAGTTGACCCGATCCCTTGCTTCAACGTTGCGCCAGACAATCTTGTTGCTGGCTATGGAGCGAGAGTTCCAATCCTTTCATCAAAAACCCTTTGGTCATTGCCTGTCTAGATGCACATATCAGACTACCATCGGCTATCCGCTGTGCTGCGTTTTGGAAAGTGACGTTTCTCACTGGAGCCGTAGACGAGGCACGATCTCGCAACCCCAAGTTTGGAAAACTTGTGCTCTACCAATTGAGCTACTACGGCATATAATGGCAACTCTAAAAACCAGTTCGGTGCAAGCACCTAATCTGTGGAAACTTGTTGCCGAAGTTTTGTTCCATCCTACGGGTTCGGTTACGAATTCTGTACCGTGTCTCCGATTGTACACTCGGTGAGGACTATCTGCTCGTTTCCTCCCATCCCGTTTCCGGCTCTGGTGGACCATATCAGAGTCGAACTGATGACCTCATCCTTGCAAGGGATGCGTTCTCCCAACTGAACTAATGGCCCATAAGGTATTTATAGCATTCATGACTGCTATCTTTACGAAGAAATACCTACTCCGACTACCATTATTGACAATTTCTCAGGTAGAACGATTTCACGACTCTCATCGCCAACGGTTTCTATTGTTTGCCGAACTAGGCATTGGCGACTCCGATGGGTTTCGAACCCACGACCTCCAGCGTGACAGGCTGGCATTCTAACCATCTGAACTACGGAGCCATATTTCCTTGCTGTCAGTCCCACATTTTTACCTGACTATTTGTTGGGTTCGCTGGCAAGGGCAACGTTGGTGACCCTACCGGGTGTCGATCCCGGTTTTCCAGCTTGAAGGGCTGGTGTCCTAGCCAACGTAGACGATAGGGCCATATAATGGAGAAGGCCTCTAGAAGACCCGTGTGCTTGCGTCTCCATTCGTTACGAACATCACACTAGACTACTTACGGCGAATCTTAGCCACAGCTGCTGGTACAGGATATTGGATTCGAACCAATGACCTACTGCTTAGAAGGCAGTTGCTGCTGTCCTACTGAGCTAATCCTGCATATATAACCATTACTGATTATATTTCTTTAGAAATGCGATAAACTTATCTGCACTAGCATGATCAGGTGCTACAACATTTACATCTTTGCCCAAAATCGTAAACAGTGCCAACAGACTCTTGGCATCTAGCTGACCATATGGAGTACTAATATAAATATTAAAATCTTCCTGACTAGCTAGCTCACTGAACCGATACAAATCTTCTTTTGTATCAAATTTTACAGGTTGTACCATTTGATTTTCTCCTTTGTTTTTATTTTTTGTGGTGACAACAGATGGCGACGATCCATCTTTCTGATCTTCGGACGATCATGTTTTATCCAACGTAAACTATGTTGCCATGTTGGGCAGTTTAACAACTTGCCCAGGTTGCACATCCTAAGGAGGTTCTATGAAAACCAATATCAGCAAACCGGGTGACCAACCCGTGGTGACGGTGGGGAGATTCGAACTCCCGACCCATTGCTTAAAAGGCAATTGCTCTGCCAACTGAGCTACACCGTCATATCTGGTACCCCTGGGGAGATTTGAACTCACCGATGTCCCAATTATAAGTTGGGCGCCTTAACCTGCTAGGCCACAGGGGTAAATCTTTGCCAGCCAGAACCTCACCAGCCGACTTCAGCAACCCTCAAACATTGTTGCTTTCCATTAATTTAGTATTGTTTACATTACAGCTTCATTCCACTGACATCCGCAATCCATACAATAACTTTCTGTGAAACGTTCAGGAACTTGCGTGTTATACCCGAAGACTCTTTCAACTTCTTCTTTGCTGTAAAGAGCACCACATTCAGAACATTCCCAAGCACATTCTAGTTCATTCCATACAAGTTTCATAATCATTTCTCCTTATTAATTTTGAACTGTTAGGATTATATCACATTTCTTTCAATTTGTCAAGTGTTATTTTCTAGTTCATCAGGTGTCTCAAAAACCTTGCCGTTAAATACTAGAGCTGCATCTCTGAACTTGCCGACCCGCTTATGTAGTGCAGGATAATACCGATCCAGGATACGCTTCTTAGCAATAGCCTTGCCAACCTCAGGGTCAAACGGATCACGCTCGTCACACTGAACTACGGCTCTAAACTCATTTGGCATATAGAACTTCTCGCTAGGACAGAAGCAAAAATCTGTATCTCGAATCATCTTATTAATCTTGTTTAGTGCGTCCCAACGACAATTAGATAGAACGCCTACAACCTGCTTCTTCTCTTCATTAATGTAATACTTAATTGCCATATCTTTTTGTCCCTTTCAATTAATTTTGTATTGTTTATTGTGTGCATATTATATCATACTTTTTTCAATTTGTCAAGCCCCTTCTTAATCTCCCGATTGAGCGGCTCTCAACTGAACTGTAGGTATTATATCACATCTTTCTTAATTTGTCAAGCCCTATTTTTAAGATTCATATCGATAGCTCTTGCCATCCTTCTTCCAATCAATTAAGACATATCTCACACCATCATCTTCATCTGGTCCCATAATGATACCCCAAATAAAAACACCATCTTCACCAATAAGAGTAATAATTGCGTTGTTGTTAGCATCACCATTTGCAGCATCCATAACTGCTACTACAAATTCATCAAGATCCACACTATTCTTCATCTCATCATAAGTCTTATCAAGATAGTCTTCAAACTTTACATTGCCATCTTGATCCTTTAGCACTACGTGCTCCCAGTACTGCTGATTGCACTCGATTGCGAAATAGTTCTTACTCATAATTTAGCTCCTTAATTAATTTTGTTTTGTTCTTTTGAACTGTTGGTATTATAGCATACTTTTTATTATTTGTCAAGTGGTATTTTCAAGAAGTTTTACTAACTCTAGTCTCTTCTGCACTTCGTCTGCATATTTCTGCTTATATTCTTTAAGATCTTTATTTTCCGACTCTAACAGCTTGATTCTATCCATTAAATCATCAATCGTTCTTTGTGAATCCATCAGGCAATCTTCAAGAGTTGTAATAGCCTTTTGTTTACGTTCTGACAAAGCATGATATTCATCTCTCCAAAATGTTGCTTGTCTTTGAAGTTGATTATATTGATCCTTAAAAATCCACATATTACTCCTCCATGAACTCGTCTTCAAGCACTAATACATTAACCTTTCCGGTATATGCAGTACACCTGTCAATTGCAATAACTCCATCTCCATAATAAGGCTCCCAAATTGCAGTCTCGCCAAACTCTTCAATCCAATTATCTGTCTTAATAGAATCTAGCATATGACCATAACTACAGTGCCAATGCCCCACGACAATAGTCTTCTCAGGCTCCACAAAGCCCTTTCTCGCCATATCAATGCCGTTAAGCCATCTAGCCTGCTCCCATTCAGAATAGTGTGCGGTTCGCCAGTCTGGATTAAACTCAAATTTTCTGTTACGTCTATGATACATAGGTAGCCCATCCTTGCATATTACCGGAATCCAGCCATGCACGAAAATATAGTTCTTGATTTCAAAATAGTTTACCATACTATCAATAAAATTCTTAGTGCTATTATACGCAACAAGACAGCATTCGTCAAAACTATTACCAAGCCCTGCACCACCAAATTCGCATACCGTATCAAATGTACCATTGGAATAGTCATGAGAACCTGGATATCCCCTATCGCACAAATCCCGTAGCAAACTTTCGTGATTGCCCTTAATTAGCACCTTTCTAGGCAATCCTTGTAAATATTGCATGACTTCAACAGGCTGAGATCCTCTATCAAAGCAATCTCCACATACTACTAACCAGTGCTCACTATTCCACGGATCAAATCCAGCTTCATCTAGTGCCTTTTTCAACTCGTCATAGTAACCGTGTATATCACTCACTACAAATAACTTAGCCATTCTCACACCTATTTCTTTCCTCGTGCGCAGCCTCACGACTTCTTATAGTCTCTTCCTTATCTTCAAAAATCTTACCATCATATAAACACTCTCGTGCCTTTTTAGACATATCAACAAGTTCGTCAACAAGGCCCTGCAGCGATTCTACTGTGCGACAACCATCATAATCTAGAGCCACTTCCCAAAGTAGTTCCAGCCATTCATCGGCACAATTTGGCTCGCACACAATGCCCTCAAATTCTTTGTCATACCAATACTTCATATTATCAACCCCAAAACTTTCTTTCCAGCTCTGACTCACTGCCATCATCAAGATAATCACTAACCCAATCACATCCACAATCAGGACAGTGTCTGATTAACATATTCTCAGGCTCACTAGAACGAGTACCGTCATAATATACCTTTAGCGGAGCACCACATTCAGGACAATCCATCCGATCATACTCATGAATAACAGGAACATAATCATCATCCCAGTTGTCATTTAAAAATTCCATAACATACTCATAGTTCCAACCACCAGATCCATTAATATCAGTAGCGTCTTCCAATAGATTCCATGCTTCTTCTTTTGTTGCTGCATAACCAATAAGCCAATCTGAATCACCACACTGTTCGCAGTGCGTCTCCTCATAGTCTAATACTCTATCGCTAGTATATAAACTGCCTAAATGTCCCTCATAAATATACATTAATCTTTCACCATCCATATTCCAATCTGAATACCAATATAATCTACAATACACCATACTGACGGCCATGGATACTCTAAAAATCGCCGCATTTCTGTCATATCAGGGTTCTGCCAAGTAAACACACCTGCTGCAATACCACACGCAATTATACCTAAAAATCCGCATAAAATCAGTCCACAGCCAATAATCTCTTTAATCTTTTTCATCCACATTATCCTTTCCACTAGAATAAGTATAACCAAACGCAAACGCCAACAAATACCACCACAAAAGTGCAGGATCATTAAAGCGAATTGCTGCTACAGTTACGCAAATACAATATGCAATTTTAAGCAGCACGCTCCATAGCACAACAAACTTTAGATCGCTCATATTTTACCCCTTAATGTACTTCTTAGTTTTTTCAACTGCCTCTGCTATTCTATCAGCATTCGCCTTATGTTCCGTCAAAGTGTCTCTATTTGCAAAATATACATAGCCGCCAGTATTATTTGCCATACAAGCGTCACCAGATAGAACTGTATAGTTTGTAGGATTTTGCATGTATGGAAGAGTGCAGTTGCAAATTCCAGAACCACCGTTCCTAGGATTGTTTGAGCAGCCGTCACAACAGTCTGGGTAATCAAAACCATTTACATCAAGATATTTCTTTCCGTAGTCTTCAAACCAATTATAAACCTGAGGTTCCATACATTCTTCAATTAGCTTATTAACACGATATCGAGAGCCAATAACATCCGTATCGTACAGATAATTCCTGATTTTATCTATTGCTCTTTCTGCACTAATATGCTGTTTGCTAACATCAACACAGACTTCGCTAATACAAGATAGTGCTATTGCTGCTTTATGCAATTTTTCTCGTAACATTTCCACATTCATTTCCGCCATATTAAAACTCCTTACTGAACGATACTTCCATAGTAATATTCGGATTGCAACTTATGCTGTATTCGAAGCACGGCATATTAAAACTATATAACTTCCATCCATTTTTAATCTCCTCGGCAATGTCGATAAAAATTTCGTTGACATCCTTTGTTTCATATTCGACTTTCTTTAGCATAATACCACCTCAGATGCTATTAATATATTCCTTAAACTCGTTAAAATCATCTTTTGTCATAGTAAGTTCAGCATAATAGAAATCCTTATTTCTAATAATTGCCCAAATCTTCTTCAATTTCTTACACAAAACATCCCACATAGTATCGTCCTGTTCTCTATAGAATTGCCCATTTGTATAAGTCATAAAGCAATAGTAGTCAAAGTCATCAAACTTATCAATTCTAAATCTAATACCTTCGTCACAGCCACAGCAACAATCTATATACAATTCTTTGCCGTCTTTATTCTTTAGTACCGCCATGTTTACTTTCCTCCAATAGGGAATACGAGCATCCAAGCAATACTTGACATTATTTCGTATCTAATATATCTTACGCTCAAATCTTCAAGATACGGCATAATACTATCAGAAGTCCAATCAATTACGATGCCGAACTTCTTGCATAGATAGTCTAATACAGTAATAATTTCTTGACTAAAGTTCATAATTAAATCCTCCACTTAAAATCTGTCTTTTAATTGTTATTTTCCATCCACTTGACCATATATCCAACCTCTAAGATATCTGGATTGTCATAGTCAATCTTAACTGGAACGCCTTCGTACATACAACGCACTTCACGATTCTGCTCTCTTGCTACTTCTTCTAGCGTCCTCATTGTAAAGTTCTTGTCATAAAACTGACTAACCACTTCGTCTAGTAAATGATATCCCATAGTGATTCTATTAGGACGAATACCATTAACCCTTTCAAACTCATATAATGCAACATGCACCTTTGTATTCGCATCCATCTCAAGCACATCTTCTTCTGGCTTCACCTTATCCCAATTCCAAGTATCTACTACAGACATATTTTCCACCTCTTAAAATTCGCCTTTTATTTCATTCGAATAAAATATCTAAAATTGTTTTTCC